AGATGGCTGTGACTGCGCCTGTCGGTGGGCTTGTAGCCGCTCCGCTTACAGCACTTGCAACTAAGGCGCCGGCATTGGCTAATGTCTTGACGCCAGTCGCCACTGCCCTAAGAACGTCTGGCTTTGGGCAGACAGGCGTAACCGGCGCCGCAAACTTAGGCGCCCGCGCAATTGGCGGTGCTGTCCCCGGCGCTATTTCGGCTGGTCTAATAAACCCAGACGACATTGGCATGGGTGCTGCTATTGGCGCAGCAATTCCCGCCGCAGTAGTGCCGTTTGTTAAGGGGGCCATTGGAGTAGGTAAAAGCCTTGCCGCTGGGCCGGGACAACTCAAATACAAGGGTCTTGCAGCAGCACTTGACAACAACCCGGTGCTGATGGGCGAAGTCATGGACTTGCTCAAGCAGGGCAAAACCATACAAGAAGCCGCTGTCATCACCGGCACGCCAGGCCTTGCCTCGTTTTTCAGCACCGCCGTCAATAAGTCTTCTGAGTCGCAGCGCATGGTCAACGCGCTTAGAGACGCGCTTAAAGCACAGCAAGCCAATCAATTGGCCGGTGCCGAAATTGCTTCAAACAAACTGATTCAGGAATCATTGCCTGCGGCTACAGGTCGCCCCTCGACCCCACGCACAGCCGTATCGGGCGCCTTGGCCGGTGAAGAAGCCGCCTTGCGGGCAAGAGAAGCAACTCAGACTGCCGCGTTGACCGCGCAGGCAGACGCCGCTGCTGCCAGACTGGCAGAACAGCAGGCCACCCGTACCGGCGTGCTGACGGCAGAACAGCAAGCCGCAGAAGCCAGCCTAGCGCAGCAACGCGCCGCTCTGCTTCAAACTTTGCCTGACACTGACCCAACTCAGACAGGCGCGGTGCTTGGACTAGCCAAAGAAGCGTTGCTGAAGGAAACCCAGACCAAAGTCACCGGGCCGGCGTACAAGAAAGCGTTTGAGCTTGCGCCTGAACCGTTTAACATCCAGAGTGTTGTCGACAAGGCCAAGGCGATTGGACAAGACCTGTTGTCGGTGCTGGCGCCAAACACGGTGCCAAGCGAACTGAGCCGCATTCAGCGGCTATTTCAACCTGCTACCCCGTCTGCGCCTGCCGCTGGGATGTTTGGTGTCAGAGGGCCAACGGTAACGCCGCCTGCTATGGCAACGCTGGAAGATGCCGCCACGGTCAATCGGGCGCTGTCGGCAGCGTACGGAAAACTGGCAAGTGCGCTGCCCAGCGACCAAGCAGCAACGGCATTGCGCAACAACATTGATGCAATCCGCAAAGAGTTGAACGCGGCCATCGCACGCGGCGCTCCCGCAGAAGCCGTAACTGCCTATGCTGCCGCAAAGCAACTTCATGCCACTGAAGTTGTAAGCCCGTTCTACACGGGTCAACTCTCTATGACAGAACGATCCACTAATTTGGGGCAACCTCGACTGCCGCCTGAAAAAGTGGTGGGCGCGGCCCTCAAAGACATTCAAGAAGCACAGAATTTTGCCAAAACGTTTGCTCGCGATCCGGCGTCAATGCAGGTTCTCAAAAACGGCATCTTGGATCAGTTCCGCAGGGACGCCGTCGAAGTTACAGGCGCGGGCAAAAAAGTGTCCGAAGACACAGCGGCGAAATGGTTGGGAACGCACAAAGAAATTATTGACGTATACGACAAAGCCGGAATGGGGCTTCGCGCCGATCTTGAGCGCGTTGCTAGCCAGGCGCAAGAATTGAAAGTTGCAGCAGAAGGCGTCAAAGACACAACGAAGGCCATCCCCAGCAAAGTAAAGGCCGAGTTCACACCCGCAACCGAAGCATTGGCAGCGCAAGAAGCCAACATCAAGCCGTCGGTCATAGCGCAGTTTGCTGAAGAAAACAAAGCGTTGCAACTTGCCTCAGACACTTTGAATTTCAAGTACGTCAAAGACCTGCGCCAGAAGGTAGTGACCGACCCGATGACGGCTGACATGGCGCTGAGGCGCATGGACGCGCCGGCCAAGTCTGCACTGGCGCGGGGCGTCATGCAAGACGCGGCGGCGCTAAAAGATGGTGCCAAGATACTGGACCACCTCACCACCAACGAGGCCGGCATCATGCGGGTGCTCAAGGCAAGTGAGCCGGAAACCGCTGCAAAGACGTTTGCCGCCATGAAGGACGCTGCCGAAACGTTGAAGTTGGTAGAAGAAACAGGGCGCAAGTTGCCAACCAACGCTATGGCTGCGGCCCAGAACCTTGACAACCTTACGCAAGGATTGCCGGAAATCCGCGCTGTTGTGGCAAAGATTCAAGCGGAACTGGCAACAGGAGCAAAGTTTGAAGAACTTGCAACTCAAGGCAGTAAAGCGGGTACGACAGCAGCGCGGTTGTTCAAAGCAGAAGTGACGCCGCGCTTGCTTCCGTTGAACCGCGTCATGTCGTTTGTCAACCTAGTGATAGGGCGTCTTGAAGGCCGCATAGACAAAAAGCTGGCAATACAGATTGCCAACGAGTTGTCCTCTTCTAGCGGCGCCGCAGAAGCAGTTGCCAAAGCACAAGCCACCCGCACAAAGCGAGAAGCAACCAACGCGCTATTAGATCGAGTGGCACGCCCTGCAACCGCAGGCGGCATTCTTGCCAACACAGAGAACAACAATGCCCTCGCTCCCGCAAGATAAGGCCAACCACTTCTTCTATGGCGCGCTGATCTTCCTGCTGGCGCTGGCCATCCTGCGCCGCCCTGACGCAGCCTATGGCCTCGTGGTGCTGGCCGCAGTGGGCAAGGAAGCGCTCGATTGGCTATCTAACCAACGGTCAGAGAGGCCCACACACGGAGTAGAATGGCTTGATGCCCTAGCAACCTGCGCCGGCGGGGCGGTGCCTCTACTTGCAAGGATGCTCTGATGGATTCTCAGCACTTGATTGACGTTGGCCTAGCTACCGCTTGCGCCGTCACCGGTTGGTTTGCAAGAGAATTGTGGACTTCCGTCAAGTTGCTCCAGTCTGACCTGACCCGCCTGTCGGTCGAGTTACCCAAGACCTATGTGACGCGGGACGACTACAGGTCAGACCTTAAAGAGATCCGCGACCTGCTGGGGCGCATCTTTGACAAGCTCGACGGCAAGGTCGACAGGTCATAGCAGCGCCGAAATCCCCACAGTCACCATCTCGCTTTTGAGCTTCGACGGGTTGGTCTTCGCCATCACCCGCAGCGCCACGGCAGCAAACGTCTCGATGCCGGCCCAGGCGTCCTCTAGGTGCGGATCATTGAGCGCCAGGATGTGCGCTCTGATCGTCAGAACGTCGGCCATGTAGGCGTCCCTTATGGCGTCTATCGCCGCTTTAGTTGGTCGCATGAGAACTCCGCTAGTTGCCATACTGAATTCGGTGCGTTGATCCTGAACGGTTTGGCTACCCGCCTTGGCGCCAGTTCCGATGCGGCCTGACGGGCAGCGATCCTTGCTGTTTTTCGGTCCCTGCACGCCTTGTGTTGCAACTTGCGCTTCGTCCAGCGCCCAGCGTCTAGCTCTGCCGCCCGCTCAGGTGACGCCCATCGAGCAGTGACGCCACTACCGGCCACGCCCAGCAGGCGAGCCTTGCGGGCGAAGCACAAAATCTTGCGGGCCTTGTCCAGCGAGATCGCCATGCGCAGGTGCATGTCAACTGTGCTGACGCCGTTGGGGTACTCGCGCACTATGTTGGATGCTAAGTGCATCAGCAACTCGGTGTCAGGATGCATCACAATTCAGCCCCAAACAAGTCAGGCCGGTTAGCCCTCAACCAAGCCAACAACTGCCGCAAATCAATTGAGGTGCCGTTATAACCGCCTTCGTTCTTCGCGGATATTATTAGGCGCCCGTTGTCTTCCAACTGAAGTCTTACGTCAAGCCCTTCTGCGTACTCCGTTACGCCGTGCATTATTTCATTCATTTGGTTTCCCGTTGTGCTGCGCATCGCGTACCCTCAAGGTTCCGCCTTCGTGCATCGCCAGTAGCAACTGCGCGATGACGATCTCTTGGCGTTTGACTTCGTATTTGAGGCGCTCGTTCTCCGCTAGGGCATCGCCTAGCAGTAGGTCTAGCTTTCTTTCGGTCTCAGTCATTTTTTTCCTTTAGCTTTGCTTCTGCTGCCCTAATAAACTCCACAACCTCACTCTTGAACGCAATTACGAATCTTGTGAGTTTATTTACATCAGCTTTCGTCAACCCCTGCCACTCAAGCTTCGTATAAAGCGGCAAAGCTCGTTGGCCTTGCTGGATGTCGGTTGGGTTATCGGTTACATACACAGACTTACCGTCTTCTGTGTACACCATCCACGCCACGGGTTCAACCACCGGGTTCAATCCAAAACAACTCCCCAATCTGCTCTGCCGTGTACGTGCCAAAATCGTCATTTCCCCACTTAACCAGCGTTTTGCCAGATGTGGATGTAGCCTCTACAGTGCACAATTCGTCGGTTTCAATGCAGCGCAAAACGTCTCCTCGGGCTATCCCCCCCAATTCTTTTGAACAGGCATAGCAGAGCTGGGCCCTCTTGCACGTTTCCCCGCAGCGCTCGTCGTTCATGGCTCAAGCCCAAAGTGGTTACAGATTAAGAGTTTGACGTTTCCCCCGTAGTTGACGCTCAACTCGGCGCACTCCCGGACAATAAGTTTGGCGAACTTCTGCACGTTGGCGTAGTCGGCAGTGCATTCCTCCCTTCCGCGAGAGTCAACGGTAATGTCGAAGCAGCCGTCCATTAGTTTTCTAATTCGTTCGTTCATGGCTCAATCCTCTGCTTAATGCCCAACATCTCTTGATGCAGGTTCTCCAGCATCACCCGGTAGGGTGACTGGGGCAGGCAGTCCGTTGCTAGCTTGCATCGGTCTGCAAATGCATCAGTGCGTACAGCTTCGCGTACAACTTCCCGCACCTTCGCAAGCATGTCGTCGGGGTGGAGGCTAGTTGGCCAACGCCACCCCATCAGTTCCGCAATGCGTTCATCGGTCACGACGCAACTCCCTTAATTTTTTCCAGCGAACGCAACCCACCAAGCCCGAGCATGCCGAGCATGAGCTCCCAGAGGTTATCGTCGATGCCAGGCAGCGCAGGCAGCGGATGGTCCAGCACAATGCCGGCCCACTGGACTAGCGGTCTGGCGATGTATTGACAGGCCAGCGCCGACGCGCAGACCCAGCCGATGGCTGGGCGCCAGCCGCTGGTGAAGGCGCTGGGGCTCGACGCCTCGGCCTTGTTCACATCGAGCTGGCCCTGGACAATGGCGACCTGAGCAGCAAGCTGCGCCGCCTCTGCTGCTGACTTGTCCGGCCAGATGCGGGTGATGACGGTCTGCGCCAGTTCGACGCCTGCGGTCAGGGGGTCCATTCGCCTGTCTCCATTTGTTGCGCCATCCTGTACGCCCGCTTAGGCGTCTGCATGGCCCAGCGGCTCTTGACCATCTCTTCTGCCGCTTCGACGTATTGCCCATCTTCAATGCTGCCCAGCATCCGCTTGAACTGGAGCAGACCCTTCATCCCCATCTGAAACGCCATGCCGATCAGCACGGCCTGACGCGGCTCGGACAGTCTGGGCATCCACGGCAGCGCCAACAGTACCTCGCGGGTCTTGGCTTTGATGTCGTTCTCAAGCAAGAAGTCGATCTCGTCTGGCGACAGCCCGCCGCCCTTGCGCGAGTCGATCAGCCGGCCTACGCCGATGGTCCAGTACCCGAGCGAGTCTTGGTACGCGCAGGACTCGGCGCCTTCCTCGCGTAGTAGTTGGCTCTTCAGGTCCATAGCGTCACCCCGTAAGCCAGCGCCAGTACCCAGACAATGAAAGCAACGGCGCGGTTGACCCCGCTCCACCGGTTTCGGTAGTGGGTGATGGCGTAACCGTCGCCGCCGAAGGCTTCGTCAAGCGACCGTGCAAACCGCTTAGTTGTTCCGTTGTGCTGAACCTGTGTTCGTTGTAGCATTTGTACCTTCTCCAAGTTAGGTTATCGGGGCGTTGCCGGGTTTCAAGCACGCCGGCTGGCGCGTTACAGCGGGGGCACTGCATATAACGGCACCGCAATGCACCCAAGATCGACCCAGTACTGCATCTCCTCGCGGCGCCTAGTGAGCAGGATGCAGACATTGCTCTCAAGGATCATCCAACCGATGTGCGTCATGCCAACCACGCAATCAGCGCCACTAGGGCGACGATCCAGACGGCCGCAAACAAGCTCTGGCGGGCCGCAGCCTTACAGAAGTACTCTTCTCTGTCTTTCATGTCTTGCTCCTCTCTGGCCAGTTGTCTGGCCGTGGATACCACACTACGTCATCGGCTGATTCCTTGGCGCTGTAATGACGTATCTGGTGCTCGTTGTCGCTGTCCAGGCAGGCCCAAGACCAGCACTTGCCGTTCCACCAGCGAACCTTGTGCTCGCCGGTCGGCCACCAGCCAATGCTTGGCGGTTTTCTCATTCAAACTCCCTTTGATTGTCTGTACTGTTTGACCGCGTTGCGCAGTCCAGCCTGGGTGGTGGCCTTCATATCGAGAGCCTGTGCTTGTGCCTGGTCGAGTGTGTCTTGCATCAGGATGCGGTGACAGATCACCGGCACCCCCTGACCCTGGCGGCGAACTCGAGCGTTGAACTGCTCGTACAGATCCAGCGACCAGTTCAGCCCGTACCAAACAAGGATGTGCCCGGTACTTTGAAGACCGTCGATGCCGTGCCCCATCGATGCCGGGTGACCGATCATTAAAGAGCAGTCACCGGTCTTCCAGCGGTGCATGGCATCGACCAATGACGCCTCGCTCTTGCACTCGGTCAGGTTGATGGGGTCCAGGTGCTTGAACCGATCCATGATGCGCTGGGCGTCTGACCTGTAGGCATACGAGCACAGGACAGGCGAGCCTTGAGCCTCGTCTAGGATCTCCTCGAGTGCCTCGAGCTTCAGGTCATGGATCGGCTCCCACAACGGCATTCCGGCAATCGGGTACATGGCACCGTTGGCAAACTGTAAGCACTTGTTGGTCAGCGCCGCCTGGTTGAACACCTCGACCTCTTTGCCGCTATCAAGCTGCAAGAAGAACTCTCGCTCCAGTTTGTCGTACTTGGCCCGCAGATCTTCGGGCATTTCGATGTCGAGGTTGTTGATCATCAGGTCTGGCAGCGGGTTGTAGTCCTCTGCGCTCATCTCGAGTGTGATGTCGCCAATCAGCTTCTTGATGGTGTCCTCGGTGTCCTCGTAGGGCAGTTCCTTGTACGGTCCCACCTTGCGATAGAACCTGGTGCGAAACGCTGTCTTCGATGTGCCCAGCCGCTCGCCCCTGTCGACCACCAAGAACTGACCATGCAGATCCTTGTACCCGTTGCTGGCAGGGGTGCCGGTCAAGCCGGTAGTCCAATCAAACTTGTCAGCGATCTTGCGGAACGCCTTGACCCGGTTGGTGGCGCTGTTCTTCATCTTGCTGATCTCGTCCCAAACGATCCCGTTGAACGGCAGCAGGCGGTCCTTCTTGACGAAGTAGGTCTGGAGCGTCTCAGCCAGCCAGCCCAGGTTTTCGTAGTTGATCAAGTACACATCAGCAGGCCGCAGCAGCGCCCGTGTGCGTTGATCCTTAGTGCCTGTGACCATGCTGAACTTCAGGTGACTGGTGTGGTTCCACTTCGCAGCCTCTTGGCGCCAGACCAGTCGGATGACCCGGATGGGTGCAACGATGATCACGCCGCGCAGGAACGCGGTACGGATCAGGTGCGCCATCGCAGTCAAGGTGACGACGGTCTTGCCCAAACCCATGTCCAGCCACAACATCGAGTGGGGGTGAACGCATTGGAAGTTGACCGCCTTCTTCTGGTAGTCGAACAGGATCTCAGGGGTTAGCATATTCCATCATCTCGTCAATCATGCGCAGCCCATCGATGACCCCATCAATGACCCAGACATTGACCTTGTGTCCGCGCAGCCTGGTGTGCTCGCGGTCCTGTGCCGGTGTAGGCTTCTGCCCGCTGCGCTTGAACTCGCAGAAGAACATGCGACCGTTGGGCAGCACGAACAGACGGTCAGGCACAGCGGCTCGGGCCGGACTGGTGAACTTGTAGGCCAGCAGCCCGCGATCCTTAGCGTAGTCGCAGACCTTGGCTTCAATTTGTTTCTCAAGCATCACGCAATCCCCAGTGTGAGTTTCTCGATCTCTCTGATGTAGTACTCGAAGTCCACCGGCAGCACAGCATCCTTGATGTCGTTGCAGGGCTGCACGTTCCAGCCCGACTCGATGGAGATCTGGCGCCACTCGGTGTTGCCCTTGAGTGGTGGCATCCACTTGATCAGAGGCTTGCCACCCTTGGCGATGTAATACCGGGTGATGTTCTGCATCTTCTCGGTGCCCCAGGACAGGTAGCTGTTGCGAGGCACCTTGGTGCGAAGCATAAAGTCCATGATGTCCGGCCATTCACGCAGCGTCTTGCGGATGGACACGCCATCGGTAAGCACCTTCTCGGTGACCCTGGCAACCACCAGTGCCCCGTGGTTCTGGTGCCACTCCATCTCCCACTCGTAGCAACCCTTGCGCTTCACAGACCCGTCCTCGTAGTGGGCGATGTAGTTGTTCACATCGCGCACCATCATGGTCTTGTAGATCGCCTCCTCGAGGTTCAGGCCGGTCTTGTGCTGCCAAGCTGTGCGAGCGGCATCGACAAGGTGCTTGTCAGTCCGTCTGACCCTCACGGTCAGGCCATCGGTGTTCACCTGGATGATGCGCAGGGGGATCTTCATCAGCGACTCGGCCAACATGCACAGCAACAACTGACCGTTGAGCGTGATGCTCATGGTGAACAACGGATCGTAGAACACGCTGAACTTGTTGTTGCTGTCACCGTAGACCCCGTTGAGCGCCAGCTTGAGCATGGCCGACTCTGCCGACTTCTTGGGGTAGGTCTTGCGCTGCTCGAACAGCTTGCTGTAAATAGAGACAAACTCCTTGCCCAGATGCGCCGGGTAGAACCCGTTGGTGATGGCAAGGTTTGGGTAGTACGAGGTGACATCCAAGTCAACGATGACGTACTCATCATCGGACTCAACCACCTCGGACTCAATCGATCCGTGGATGCCACCCAGTCCGAATACAAACTCGAAGTCCTTGACGTAAGCAACCAGGTTCTTGAACACACCCTTGGTCTCGGTGATGTCCTGCTCCTTGAGCCACTTGAGCACCTTGGTGAACTCGAGGTTCTCGAACGTGATCCACGGCAGGATGGCGTCCTTCAGAGAGATCACCGGGCGCTTGGTCTGCCTGGGTGTGCGACCACCTGGCCCAAACTCGTAGCAGTCCACACCGGCCTCCTCGAGCTTCATCACAAAGAAGTCCTTGCCGATCTTCGTGTCGTTGTGGTTCATGAAGTCGCGCTGGTACTTGGCAGTCAACTCCTCGCGGAAACTGATCATGTCCGTCGACTTGCGCAGAAACGCCTTGGTCTGGTCAACGTCATAGGCGTTGTACCGCTTAAGCACCTTGATCTGCTCGGGTGTCAACATGGTGCCGACCTTGAACGGCAACTCCTCGACGCTGCTCGAGCGCATGTTGAACTCGAGCATCTTCAGACTGGTGGACCTGGCCTTGTTGTCGAAGTGGTGGATCTTGAACAGGTCAATCTGCTGCACGAACCACTCGCTGGGCTTGACGTAGTGAGTCCACCGGGACTCATCGTCCGCACCAATGATGGCCATCGCCTTTGCGTACAAAGTCTGCGCATTAGATGTGCCCATGCGAAGCAGCATGTGCAGCACCGGGTAGTCGAACCCGATGTTGTTGAATCCGATCATGCGACTGTTGGTGCTCTTCAAGTACGCAAGGAACTCAACGATCTCGCGACTGTCGTTGCGCTGGTCGCTGATCTCATAGGACCAGCGCAACGGCGCCTCCGCATGTTCCACCGCCAACGTAAACACGTTGGGATAGGTCTCGATGTCGAAGACGTAGTCCAAGGTTTACTGCCCGGTCAGGAACGACGGCAGGCCGGCAAACGGAGCAGCAGGCATGGCGGCTGTCGGGGAAAACATGCCAGCAGGCGCACCGGCCACAGCGCCAAACAGGTTGGACGCATCGACAGCACCCTCACCGAATGGCTTGTCATCAGCAGCGAACTGGACAGCAATCAAGTCGCAGCGGATGCCACGACCATGCTTGTTGTCTTGCAGCCAGGGCTTGACGGCGGCGTTGACCCGGCAACCACCGTACATCTTGCGAGCCAGTTGCTGGTAAGCCATCGAGTTGGTCGGATCGATTGCCTGGCCATCGGCCTGGATCACCTGGGGCTGCGAGTCCCGGCCAGCGGTGATGAACACATTGCCAGCGTAGCCATCGTAGGGCTGGAAAGTCTTCTTGTTGACCTTCTCCTCGCCGCGACCGTAGCAGCGGGTCTTGCGGTCACCCTGGATCATCTGCATGACGGTGTTGGCGTGCTCCTTCCACTTCTCCAACGACATCGCACCGTACTTGGCCATGAACTGCCCAAACCCGGCGTGATCCTGCGCCATGATGAACTCGCAGTTGTACGAGATCCGTTCCTTGCCGGTCAACTCGTTGATCTGGCGCTGCGGCTCGGCCAGGTGGGGGAACGACAGGCGCACACCCGAGAGAAAAATAACATCAGACATTTGATTACTCCAGTTTGATTACAAAAGCCACGAGGGCAGGGCGTCGGCAGCGGGTGCTGCCTCGACTGCGCTAAACAACGGCGCAGCGTTCATTACGACAGCGGGTCGGCTGTCAGATTCAGTTGCAACGGCAAGCTTGCCGGCCATCTTGACGACGTACTCCTGCTCCATGCGCTTGAGTTGGCGCTCGGTCAGTTGTACTTTGGTGCCGTCTCGCTTCTCCCAGGTCAGCTTCTCAGCCTTGGCTGGGCTTACGAGTTTGGTCTCGTAGACAGCGCCCTTGGGGATGCCCATCTTGATGAGCTTCTCGGCGATCTCATCGTCCTGCAACGCCCAGGCGCGAGAACCTCGACCGTTCACCAACTTCAAGCCAGTGATCGCCTGGCCAGACTGCAAACGGCGCAGTGCTTCCTTCTCAACACCCTCGAGCAGTTGGCGCATGAGTGGTGCCGCCTCCATGATTGACAAGATCTGGCCATCGTCCATAATGGACGGATCTTTGTCGGCGCTTTGCTGCGCCACATCGAGTACTGTGGGCTGGAACATGATTCCAATTTCCTTCATTACGTTACTTGCAAGGGCGGCGCATGAGCCCTTCGCCTTGCAAAATTTACATTGACTCTCACCCGGAACCAGCGGTGCGTCCGGTGCATCGACAGCAGCGCCTTCGATGACCAGGCGGTCGACTATAGCCAGGATCTCGCTGATGTCAACCTCGTGCGATGTGATCGCCGGCAGTCCACGCAGCGCCATCTTGGGCTGGATGATAGTCATGCGTACCCGTTTCCACGGATACGGTTCGCCCACATCAGCCAGGGCACCAACAGCGTAGAGTTCAAGCTGCGCGTTGCCCTCGGCCTGCACTGCGCCCATGCCATCCTTGTAGTCCACGATCTCAAGCACATCGGTGCCGTGGATCTGGATGTCCACGGTGCCGCTCATGTCATCCCGAGCAATCAATCGTTGTGGGTCAACCCGATGCTCGGCGATGACCTTGCAGCCTGGTTGTTCAGCAACCCGTTGCTTGACGTAATCAGTGGCAATCTTGACCCGCTGGGCACGATCATCGTCGATAAGGAACGTGCCATCGTCATCCTGCATGGTCTGACCGACCAGTTCTTCAGGCTCCCATGGACCGCTCAAGCAGAACTCGAGCAGGGTATGAGTGTGGGTGCCATCGATAGCGGCTGGGCCAGACCGATCTTCTGGGTACTTTGCTTCTTCCCGGATAGATCCAGGGCACAAGCCCCAGCGATGCCGCTTAGACGGGCTTAGGTTCGCGTGGGTGCTCATAATCAACCTTTGAGTGCTTCCACACCAGCGTACAGGGCACCGTACATCTCGGGCTTGACCTCGTTGATGTTGGCGTACCCCAAACCAACCAGCACACCCTGGATCTGCGCACCCTTCTGCGGACCCAGTGCCTTGTACGATGCCATGACGTAGTCAATCACGCCCTTGCCATCGCTGAACGGGGCGCTAGAAGGGGATGCCACAGCAGGAGCGACTGGCGCAACTACCACCGGGGCCGGTGCGACCGCAGCGGGGATAGCTGCAAAGGTAGGAGGGGCCGGCATGGCTGGCGCCGCTACGGGTGCAGGCGCTTGCGCAACTGCCTGCGCAACCGTTGGCCAGAACGGCGCAGCCTCCGCTGCTGGTGCTGGTACGCTACCCATCCTCGCGGTAAGAGCAATGACGGCGGCGGTGAGAGCTTCAATCTTGAGTTCGAGGGACATACAGTGATTCCTTACGTGGGTTGGGTTGGATTACAAGTCGATCATCAAGAAACGCCTCGATGAGTTCCCGCAAGACATCGGACGGTCTCCCGTACCTTTCTGCCTTGCGGTGGAACGCGGAACGGACACGCGCAGCGACCCTGACGGTCATGTGCGTATCGAATTGTGGGGTGGGTGGCATCGAATTCCTCGCTTGATGGTTGTCATCGTATCACGGTTGCTGTACGATGTGCAACAGGTTCACGCAAACATTCTCAAGGTCTCCATGACAGCACAAGCGATCCCAGTCCCCAACCAGGTGCAGCAGCACCCGGCATCGGTCGATGCGTACATCAGGCATGGTTGGAGCCTGGTGCCCATCCCATCAGGGACCAAGGGACCGCGCACCGCAGGCTGGAACCTCAAGCCCAACGCACTCACCTCCCAGAGCGATCTGCCACCGGGCTACGGCATCGGCCTGGCGCACGCCTACAGTGGCACGATGGCCCTGGACATCGACAACTGGGATGTCACGGCGATGGTGCTCGGCCTGCAAGGGATCAACATCGGGGAACTGTACGCCGCGTCCGATGCAGTGGTCATCGACAGTGGCAGGCTTGGGCACGGGAAGCTGCTCTACGCGATGCCTGCCGGCCTGGCGCTGGCGTCGAAGAAGATCATCGTCGGCGGCGAGACCACTTACGAACTCCGATGCGCGACGGCGAACGGGTTGACTGTGCAGGATGTGCTGCCACCCAGCATCCACCCAGACACCCGGCAACCGTACCGATGGGCAGGGAACGGCAACTGGATGCGCTTGCCGACGATCCCCCAGCCACTGCTTGATCTGTGGCAGGACATGCTCGAGCGTGACAAGGTTCGACAGATCCGCACCAGCGAGGGTGTGGACGCATCCTGGGACGAGATCAACAACGCCATCGAGTGCATTACGCCAAACTGTCCCCGAGACGAGTGGATCAGCATCGGCATGGCGCTGCACTGGGCAGGCACCCAGACCGAGCAACTCGACCAGGGGTTCCACCTGTGGCAACAGTGGTCGGTCCAGAGCGAGGCGAAGTACCCGGGCGACCGCGAGATCGCTACCCAGTGGGCGAGCTTCAAGGTCGACAAGGCAACTGCTGTCACATTGGGGACACTGTTTCACATTGCCCGCCGAGCCGGATGGACCCGACCGATGCCCGATGCCGCATCATTGTTTGGCAAAGTGGAAGTGCCGACAGCCCCCAAGACCATCCTGGCAGGCCTGCGGCCAGCGCCACCCGACATCGATCTGACCCTGTTCCCTGGCATCCTGCAAACCCGTGCTAACGAGATTTT